AAACTGGTGGATTTGGTTGGGGCAATAGCCAGCAAATGACTGTTAGCACGACCATAACCTTTACACCACTCTGGCTCCCCCCATTGCTCTGCAATCCACTTAGTTGCTTTCTCTGCCTCTGTTTTAATGTGGGACATTAGTTGTCGATTCAGAAGATAGGCTTCAAAACCTTCAAATGGAATCATCTTGCTTTGGTACAAAGAGTGCAGACCACAAACCCCAAGACCAAGTGCCCTGCTCTTCTTGGTGAAAGCTACGGCCTTTTCCAGTCCACGAATGTTTTTTGCTCGCTCAATAAATTCCTGTGCTACACAGTCAAGAAAAACAGTTGCAACAAATACAGCGTCTGTGTCTTTCCACTCATCAAACAGCAAAGCATTCATGCTTGCAAGGACGCAAGTGTACGTATAGTCATTACTACTGTGTAGCGTAATTTCATTACAGAGTTGACTGGCCTTTACATCCAAACCATGCTTTACGTACCAATCAGGACGCCGACGATTGATTTTATCTGGAAATCCATAATACCCTTTACCAACAGTCATTTTTGCTTTCAGTGTACGTTTAAACCGCCGGTCTTGTTCTTCATCTTCATCATTCATCCTTTGTGTGTCTGCGTCATGCCAATTCCAACCAATGTTACAACCATCGGGGTGTTGTTCAAGATAGCTACACACCTCGTCGAAGTCTCCATGTGAAACAGGTAGGTATCCTGCCCAACTACCCCTACGAGCAGTACCTTGAGCTACATATTCCATGTCCTCTTGCATACCCTTGATAATAGGAAGAACACCAGCAGATTTACCACCCACACTGATTGGTGCTCCTCGTGGACGAATGTCACCAAGATAACCAGCCGTTCCAAACCCATATTTTGTTAGAATAGCTGTCTCGTGTTTTGCGCTGTAAATACCGTCAATACTATCTGGGAAGTAGCTACCAGCACACGAAACAGGGAGTCCTCGATTAGTTCCAGTGTTAGCAAGGATTGGGGTGGATGGACTAAGCCACCCTTTCCACATAATATCAAAGAACTTTTCCTTCCAAACAGCAGGATCAGGTGTATGCACAGCCAGTGTAGATGCAATGCGTTGATACTGCTCCCGTGGATGCTTTGCCTGATAGAGATACTTCTCTTTAAAGAGTTGCCAACTTCCTGTTGACCAATGCAACGGCATGTTACCTTCTGCTTGTAGTTTCTTCCGTTCTTCACTCAGCTTGTCGTATACACCACTACTCAATTTTCAACTCCTTCTTTGTTCCAAACAAAACCATTAATGTCCCAATTACGTTGATACTGATTACCCTGACTACTGAAGAAATCAGTCATTTGATAACCGTTGATACCTTTATAAAACCAATCTGCAATTGGGTTGTACTCTACTTTAAACAGATTCTCATAGCCAAGATTACGAAGACACAGGTTAATACGACTCTGTGCAAAATGTTCAAGTTGAGTTTCTGTTATTCCTTCAATCTTACCCTTCTCAAATATTTTCTTGATGATTAACTTTTCATGTTCAAGAACAGTGCTTGCTGCTTTGTAAATATCAGTTTCAAGTTCTTTCTCATATTCTTCATCAATTTCGCTTACCTCTTTCAGTTCACTCTTCAGTGTTCGGAAGAGCCATGCTGCTGCTTCAGCATGAAGGTTCTCATCACGGGCAGAGAAGTTAATACCACTTACAACATTCAACAGTTTATTCTTACCTTGACTTTGGAAGTGCTTTAGGAAAGCAAAACTTGAATACAGAATAGCTCCTTCACCAAATGTGAATCCACCTAATGCTCGCAAGTCATCTTTGTTTGAAAGTGTGTCCTCAAGGAAATCAATACGTTGTTTTAGCTCAGGATCGTCCAAATATTCTTTGTAAAATTCATCTGTTGCAAGACCAAGTTCTTCATTAAGTTTACTATAAAAACGTCCATGTACTTGTAGTTCCATAGCACCAAACATAGCAGCCATTGGTTGAATGTCACCAGCACGAGGGAACTTCTTCATAACGAAGTTCAACCAAAATTCGTCACCAATGATTTGTTCATACTTAGTGAACAGCTTAAGTGTAGTGATAGTACCGTGACGTTCCGCCTCTGACATATTGACCAGAATGTCATGCTTATCTTTGTGTACTTTTACTTCGTCATGCGGCCAAAATACCTTAGATTGTTTATCTGCAAAATCAAGTGCTTCTGGGTAATCAACAGTGAACTCATGCTTCTGTGTTTGAATACGTACCACTTACTTCTCCTCTTTCCATTCATTATATTTTGATTGTTTCTTCATGTCATCAATCAAGTTACCAGTGTGATTGGCTTGTCTACTCAGCACAATCAATTCACTTCTAAGATGTGGATCACGACAATATCCAATAATAGCCTCTTCACTCGCCCAACCACTACTTAGCCACTCTTTTGTGCTTAGTTCAAATCCTTCAATCATTGGACCAAACCATGTGCTATTGTTCTTCATTGATCGAGGACGATGTTCAATTGATTCTGTGAAACTCCAACCTAATTCAATATCAAACCCAATTGAATATAGAATTGTTTCAAGTGTTTTTGTATCTTCTGATTTGATTGCTTTGTTGGCTTGTTCATTCTGCATTAGATCATACAGGGAAATGTTCTTTTCTACAGCGTATAGGTTGTCATTCATACATTGTTATCCAACCAACTTTCAACTTCAATTAAGTGTGTCTCTTGCGGACTCAACCCTTCGTCAAACATCTCTTTGAAATAATCGAGTTCATCAAGAACAAGGCGTCTACTTTGATCTCCAGTGAACCCTTCCCGCACTTTAAACAGAAGGACCAGTTCATTCGCCCACTCTCCGAACGATAGATTGTTCATTACATCACCTCAGTAAGAAATGGAAAGTATTTGAGGATTTCAACCTTAGCTTTATTTGCAACGTCTGCATGTTCCAACTGAGTCCCATTAGATTCTCGAAGCTGAACATAATGCAGCCAACTACGAACAGTGCCATTCATGTACATCTTACTCATTGTCAATCCTTCAGGAAGGATTACACGAGCTACTTCCTTTGCAATACCCATCTCAAGAGCTTTAGAGTAAAATTCGGTAGTGTGCCGTAGCAGTTCTGTTTGCACGTAGTCCCAATATGAGAAAGCATCTACGTCGGACTCATTCTCAAAATCAATTTCAATGCTATTCTGACGATTCTTTGTATCCTGTAGACGACACTCACGAGTAACAAACTCTTGGGCTTCTGCATACCGTTGACTGAACTCCTGAAAGCTAAAGCTGCGATGACGGAGAATCTGTCGTGCAATATCTCGTGGAGTTTCAATTTCCATTGTAATGTTACACGTTTCAAACACAGAGAAGTGTTTATGATCTACACAGTACTTCAGAAGTTTTGCTGCTGTGTCAAAGTTACTTTGGTTTTGTGGTGAACTAACTCGTGCAGCATAAGATAGGATGCCTTCACTATCAGGAATGTCATCAACAACAGGTTGAGTTACACCAATAATCCGTACTTTGTTAAAATCAAAACTGTTCATTTTAAATCCTTCCAGTCTTAAACTTGCTTGATAATTAGTATTCTTTACACTATTCCAATAACGCTTCTTTTGTTCAAGCGTTAGAGTCATTTAAATTCACTTGGTACAAACTGCTCAATATTTGGTCGTTGATGGTGTTTAAGTTTCAACACTTTAGAATCAAAACTACGTCGAACAGTGTAATAGATTTCACCTTCGTATACAACCTCTTCCACATAACAATCAACATCCTGTTGTTCAAGATGTTCTTTGGATTCCAGAGCATATGTATAGGAAGTTGTATACTTCTGATTATTGTTATTACACACTTCCTGTTTAACCTTCTTAACATCTACGCCAAATGCACCAAGAAGTTGTTCCATGTAAGTAGCTGTATACCAAACATCAGCCCAACCATCAATAACCTCAAGCATGTCCTCTTGCGAGGCTGCTGCATCCATTTCAAGTGCCTCTTCCTTAACAAGAGAGGCTTGAAGTTTTAGCTGCTTCCACACTTCGTACAAATCACCTTGAGATGGTGTATTGCCGGCAATTACATTAAAACGTTTAACTTGTTCTTTTGACACAATTAATTCCTTAAACACTTTTCCAAGTGATGACAACTTTTACTTCTTCGATACGTTCAACTTCATGGAAGTGAGGATCATCATAATACCAATCAGTATGGTAGCTCCCAGAGCGTGATTGGTTAATAGCATAATATTTCTTAGTCTCATCGTCTTGAACGATTGTTGTACAATGTTGATACTTACAATCTTGCTCCCATTCCCCATCTTCAATTACTGTGAAACCTTCCAACTCCTCAACAAACCCATCAGCTTCATCCCACGCATGATTCAACTTTTGAATTGACATTTAATGATCCTTAAAACTTATCAGCAATATAAACAAATAGAAATACGAGAATCACAAACACAACAGCGAAAACAATTGGTGCCCAAATAGGGCTGAGTACGGCCCACCAGCTCCACCCAATTCCTGCAAGTTTGAGGGTGATGAAGATAATAGCAAGCAGTTCAAAGAATCCAAGGGTGTAGTTGTTAACTACTTTAGTTTTCATTTATCAATTCCCCTCATCCACATAGTAATTTCAGGATTCCAAGTTGTGAACCCATATTTCCCACTTACACCATCATCTAAATCACCTTCTTTAGCTTTGTAGAAGGTTCCACAGTACCACTTTTCAAATGGTTCAAAGTAGTAAAGAATCCATTCACCCTCTTCAGGGAGGTCATAAGAACTAAATACTTGCTTCATCATTCGTTTCATTTAACCCATCCAAGTTCAATTGCTTTGTTCAGTGCTTTGATTAGGTTGAGAGCATGCTCTTTTGAGTTAAGAGCGACGAAATAACTACAACCTTCGTTGTTAATATACACCTGACCCTCGCCTCGGTCAAGTAAACAGGCGTGTCTATTGTGACAGCCTTGCTCATATTCACCAAACACAATCTCAGTGATTTCTTCTTGCTCTGCATCGCGAACATCAAATTTCATTCTACTTTCTCCTTCTTGTTGAAATGTACAAACTCATCAGTGAACCACTTAACCTTATTCCCATCGTATTCCAAATCAACACCTTCCTTACCTGCTCCAATTGAATCGAGATACATACGTCTCAGAGCTTTTAGTACGTTACCAAGGGAGAAGTCATTACCGAGCATACAACGGATAATGTCCCCTGTTTCACACTCGAACGTTTCTCCTTTCTTGTTGGTGATGGTGAGTTTGTAATAGTCACTGCTTCCACCATCAGATTTAACTTTAGTTGGTGTTTCTTTCACAAACTCATTGTCCATTACCATAACTTCCTTGTTATTGAGCAACCAAGTTTTTCCATTCAGAATGAAACTGAATCCACTAAGCATAGGATATGCTTCTACAATCTCACCTTTCTTCAATCCCATGTATTCGTAAATATCTGTACTTACTCGAATTTTTATTGATGTTCCTACACACTTTTCAAATCGCTCAGCACGAGCGTATTCTCCACGAGAGAACTTATCACAGGTAAGATACGTATTATTTACATCAACTTTATTAACTAAAGAGACTGTTAGAATATCATTAATAGTCTCAGGAAACCACAGATTTGCATACTCTTTGTCTTTCCAAATTACTTTATCACCAACTTTAAATTCACTCATTTTGATGCTCCATCTTCAAATACAATAGATTAATCTTCTCTTGTAGAAGTTTGATCAACTCTTGTTGCTGCTTAACTTGTGAGGACACACTGTACAGAGTTTCAGTTAAGATGTCAACTTGTTTATAAAGTTTGAAGTCTTCCATTACCCATATTTCCTTTGGAGATAATCGAGTGAGATAAACATCGGGAGAGCAAACCCGTCTTCAACTTCGTGGAGCATGCTGATACCTCGGAAGTGTGCATTACCTCCTTGATAACCTTT